AAGTCACCAATATTTTTGCCATCAGAGTCTCTGTTGACATATTCAAAGTCTGGAACTTGTCTAAAATAACTTGCCATTTTAGAATCCTATAACCTCTTTTGTACCTTGTTCTGCACCAGGGTCATCATAATCATCTTCTGTAATTGGAGTGAGTTCCTGGAACGTTAGATCAATTTTATATTGAGTCATAGTTCTTTCAGGATCATCGTATGTCATATATGTGTTACCATTACCATATGATGTATTTAGATCTGTCAAAGCGCAATCTTTAATCTTTCCTATTGATGGATGATCTTCACCGGACTTACCTAGTTTGTAGTTTATTGAAAATATGTTTGGACTTACTATAAAAATATTATCGTTTGACTTTTTGACAGACATTCCTTGTTTGAAGAATCTAATGATATTTTTAATCTCTATTGCCTCTCCATTATCTCTAGCAGACATTGTGAATGAAAAATTAAAAGTTCTTAATGTAGGTGCTTGAAAGAGCAACTCCATGTTAGGGTTAAGTATACCACCACCAAGTCTAGAGAATAAATTGCTCCCAGTAAATTGTTGTGCTAAACCAATTCTTAACGCTGAAACAAGATTAGAACCCGATTCTGAATTAAGAGCTCTTGCAAGGTCCTCTGGTGATAGATTTACTGCTTGTCTTAAAAAATCTGCCCCCGCTTGCACTGCACCACCTGGGTTTAAAATAACACCAGCACCCAGTGCTCCAAGGATGTCTAAGTTTTCTCCTTCAAATTTCACAGAGTTTTTATCTTGAATTCCACCTGGTATAGGGAGTGTGACACTTCCTATTATTGGATTAAATTCTCTGCTTGATATATTTAATGGGTCAACTCTGATTCCTTCACCATCTGTTCCATTTAAGTTAAAAACTATAGATCTTTTTTTAGCGTAAGTTTTCATACCAAATTTAATTCTATCTTGCTTTGAAGTTCTGATGTCACTAGGATAAGCAAGAACTTGATATTCTCTTCTTCTATTCTTTGCATCAAATGTCAACGGCACATTATCTGAATTAAAAGATATATCTTTAATAGATTCTATTATTGATTTCTCATCTTCTGTATTACTAAACACAGGAAAATTTTCCCTTACTTGTGCTACTGAGTTAGGTGTAGCTAAAGCAATCGCATTGATAGATGCTCCATTTAAGTTTGCTACAAGTGAATTTTTGCCAGTTTTTTCTAACCCGGCAATAATAGTACTATCTTTCTCACCCTGATCGGTGAAGGTTTTTCCATCCTTACCATTTGTAATGGCACCTGTTTGTGAAAACAATTTAACCGCATACTTACCATCTGGTTGAATGAATAAGTCATCAAAAGACCCAGAGTCTTCTGCAATTTTGTCATATTGAGCTTTGGATATAATCTTTCTTACTTCTGATTTTTTTGGATCAGGGTTGTCATCCTCAATGGTTGTGACCGTTCTGTAAATGTCATTACCATATTTAAAATTTTTACTTTCTATGCGTTCTGCAGGCATCTTATGAGGATTTTTTTCTATTTAGTGAGATAATATGCATATGGGATGTCGAGCATAGTTTGTATTTCACTTTGTCTAACGATGTGAAGTTGTCCTGGTATTTCTTGCCAAGTATAGTTTCTTATCTTATCCCAATGAAAGTTGATGCCTCTGAAACCCCAGTTGAATATGTCTGTTACACCAACCAGTGGATGTTGATCGTATTCGATATTAGGTGTCTTTGCATTGTAGACAAAGGTATAAGTTTCACCTTCTTCAGGTATTAACTCAGTCTCATTCAGGATGCTCATTATCTGTATCATCATATCTTCTGGGTCACCCAGGTTTCTAATAGAATCTTTTTGAGACTCTATCCTATTATCACCTACTAGTTCCTCAAACTGAAACTCATCCATAACCCTTAATACCTAACTCGTCTTCGGTGATAATCTTGAACTCTATCATTCTGTCAGCACACCACTCACGAGCAGACTTCCACTTTGCTTGATTCACAGCATAAATCATACTCTCTCTTATCAAAGTCTTTCTTTGTTTCTTACCTGGCACTGGAGGGATAGTTTCTCTCTTTGGTTTGACCTCAATAACATATGTCTTAAGGTTGCCCGTGCTCTCTTTTACTTTGATGATAAAGTCAGGAAAGTAACGATGAACTCTCTTGTCAACAGGAGAGATGTATGGAATGAAGAACTCCTCACTTCCCCACTCAAGAATATTCTCTGTCAGGTCACACCACTTACAGAACTTTCTCTCCCATGTGCTTCTACAGATAATATTGTTCGCATTTCCCTTATATTTTTTAGGATTAGAGGGTTTGTAAATACTTTTCTTACTAACTCCCATACATAATATATACGGTAAAAACTATTTAGATGGCCACGCCAAAACCAAAGGCAAGAAACGTCGCTGATTTAAAGTCAAGTATATTGCGACCAGCTCTTACATCTACCTACGAGTGTCATTTTAATATTCCTTCAAGCGCACTTTCCTTAATGGCAAATTGGATGCAATCAAGGGGACTTGCTTATGACGCTATATTGAAAAATGACATCACCTTATCTTGTAGAGAGGCATCACTTCCTGGAACTTCATTAGCAACTCATGAGCAATTTAATGACTTTACAGGTATAACAGAAAGACACGTATATAGAAGACAATATGACACCACGGCATCTTTTAGTTTTTATGTCGATCATGATTATAAAATAATTAATTTCTTTGAAAACTATATTGCTTTCATTGTTAATGAATCGAATAACCAAGCAGTTGAAACCTCAAACTATTCTTATAGAGTTAATTTTCCTCAGCAATATAAAACTGAAATATTCATTAGAAAGTTTGAAAGAGATTACAAAGGAAATAACTTAGTATATAAATTTTTAAATGCGTATCCTATTTCTATAAATCAGATGTCTGTGAATTATGACAATTCACAAATACTTCTTTGCACAGTCAACTTTAATTTTTCTCGCTATGTTATAGTACCTCCTGGTGGTTTTGCACAAACCACTACTTTATCTGAAGAAAGTCTTCCTGAAGAACAGCAAAGAAGTTCAGTTATAAGAGACTCCACCCCTCAAACATTTGGCAACACTAATGGTCAGGGTTCAGACTTTGTAGAAAGAGATACTGCTACTGGTGCGAGGATGGATGGTGGGGCTGATGGTCCCTTATTATTACCTGATGGATCTCCAGTTCGTAATGCAGATGGAAGTTTGAGAGAAATGTTTTAAACCTCAATAAATACTCATACTGAATAACATATTATGCCTTTACCAAAAATTTCTACACCAACATATGAGTTGGAGTTGCCTTCATCTGAAAAGACAATTAAGTTTCGTCCTTTTTTAGTTAAAGAAGAAAAGTTATTAGTTCTCGCTCTCGAAAGTGATGATGCAAAAGAAATTACTAACGCTGTAAAAGCTGTTCTAAAAGATTGTATTCAAACACGCGGTATTAAGGTAGAACAACTTCCTACGTTTGATATTGAATTCCTATTTCTTAACATCCGTGGTAAGTCTGTTGGTGAGGACATTGAGGTAAGTGTGCTTTGCCCTGATGATGGTGAGACTTATGCAGAGGTTCAAATAAATATCGACGATATCAAAGTATCTAAAGATAAAGAGCACACTAAACAAATAAAAATTGATGATAAACTGATGATGGAAATGAAATATCCATCACTCGAACAGTTTGTCAAAAGTAACTTTGACTTTGCAGAAGAAAACCAAGTTGATCAATCATTTGATTTAATTGCATCTTGTGTGGATAAAGTATTTTCTGAAGATGAAGCATGGACATCTGAAGACTTTACAAAGAAGGAAATTAATGACTTCTTAGAGCAGATGAACTCATCACAGTTCAAACAAATTGAAAAGTTTTTTACAACAATGCCTAAACTTAGTCATGAAGTTGAGGTGGTCAATCCAAAAACCAAAAAGAAAGGAAAGGTTGTTCTTGAGGGACTCTCTAGTTTTTTCGCCTAGCACTCTCCCATATGAATTTGGAGAGTTATTATAAACTTAATTTTTCCTTGATTCAATTCCATAAATACTCACTAACAGAGATAGAAAATATGATACCTTGGGAGAGAGACGTTTACGTTGAACTCTTAAGATCACATTTGGAAGAAGAGAAACTTAAGATGCAACAGCAGCAGGGGCAATGAATCTAGACGACGTTTTAAAGTCAATCAGGGAAGAAAGTGACTCTAAAAGAGCGAAGATAGATTCTGGAAAATTTTTAACGACTAAAACTTATACAAACCCATTAAAAGGACAAAGGTTTCAAGCACCTGGGTTGCCTAGTGCTCCTCCTGTTGTTGTAAAAATAGACCCGAAAAAAATAATTCCTGACAATACCAATATAATAAGTGATGAACTAAATGATAAACTTGATGAACTTATTCAGGTAATTAGAGAAGATAATAAGTTAGAAAGAGCAGAACAAAAACAAGATAAAAGAGAATTAGAGGATGAGAAGAGAAAAGATAGAGAAGAAAGGATTGAAACAAAGAAAGAAACCAAATTTCTCGCTATTAATATAAAAAAGAAAACTGGTAAAATTGCAGACTTCTTTAGTAAATTTTTAAAATTCTTAAAACTAGGGTTGTTAGGTGGAATAGTTAACTCTCTTTTTAATTTCCTAATAGATCCAGAAAATAGAGCAAAGATTATTGCAACACAGAAATTTTTAAAAGAGTATTGGCCTGTTGTTTTAGGTGCATTAGCATACTTCTTTACTCCTTTTGGAAAATTAGCTAACTTTATAATAGGCGTAACTGGTAAATTCTTAATAAAACTTGGGATGCTTGCCGCAAAAAATCCTATTCTTGCTGCTGCACTAGGTGTTGGTGTTAGTGCTGAGATATTAAGGCGAAGAACTAAATCAGGAGCAGAACAAATAATAGAAAGAGAAGAAGAAGAGGCAGGTAGAGAGTTTACTCCTGAAGAAGCAGCAGACGAGTTGTCTAAACCATTTAATCTTCTTGAATTGTTTACTAGGTTATTACTACCAAGTTTAAATAAACCGGTTGAAGGAAGATCTGGAGGTGGACTTAGCATGGGGACAGATATAGTCCCTGCTATGCTGACCCCTGGCGAGTTTATAATGAGTCGTGGTGCTGTCAACATGTTTGGTGCAGACACCATGATGGCAATGAATAAGATGGGTGGAGGAACCAACCGCCCTAAACTTGGAAAAGTGATGGGTTTTTCCGAAGGTGGAAGAGTTGGATCTAAAGGTCCTGTAATAAGTCAGGCAGATTATGCTTCGTTATTGGCAATAAGTTCAGTTGAGGATGATGATCCTCAAGGAAGAGCAGATGTAGCTCAATCAATATATAACCGCCTATTCTCTGCTAATAACTATGGAACCAACTATAATCAAAGAGCTAATAATATAAAATCACTTATCACCGCTCCAGACCAATATGCACCCGTATTTGGCAACCCAGGTGACTGGGCTGCAATACAAGATCTTGAAAGTGCTGCTGTTGCAGTGATGAATTCTAAAAAAGTTTCATATGATACTGCGATGAAAATGCTTCTTGATACAGATAAAGCATTATCCAATTCATCACTACAGATGAAGGCGGCAGAACACGTTGGTGGTAGAACTTTCTTTTTAGGAAAATCTCAACAGTCAAATATGCAATCAGATAAGGGAGATGTTCTTAGAAATAAAGATGATAACTTTTTCTCCATGTGGTATCAGCAAGGAAAGAAATATGATAGAGAGAGACGTGATATTTCAGCAGACATACCAAGAAGATTTCAATCGGTAGTTCAACCAACTATACCAAAAACATCAATTGATTCATCAACATTTAAAAGTGGAACAGAGATGTTTGGACCTGCTTTTGCTGATGATAGAACAGCATATATTGAGGGTGCAAGAAAAGAGTTAGGTAAGTTAGGTAGATTTTTATTTGATGCAACTGGTGCGAGAAGTTTATTTCACATGATCAAGAATAAACTTCCTGTAGAAACTCCCAATGTTCCTACAGAAACAAGGAACTTTACTTTACCCCCAGTCGAAACTCCTAAGAAAAGTCAAAATGTAAGCAAAGGTAATGAAGTTCCCAATTTTAGTGTAGTGTCTGGTAATCAAATGCGAGACCTTATTTCAAAGGATCTTGGAATCAGTGATCTGGCAGGTGTATCATGAAATTTTCTAACTTTGGATCAATTGTAAACACTTATAAGAAAAACTTTGAAATAAGGAAGAAAAAATTTGTTGGTGAGAAAAAAGCAACTCAAGCAAAGAAGAGAAAAGATAGAGAAGAAAGAATTGAGACATCAAAGTCTCTAGAACCTCTTATCAAAATAAATGGAGAGTCAATCAAAAAAACATTTAATTTTTCAGGTGGTATTAAGAAATTTTTAGGACTTGCATTGGGTGGGTTCATACTTAATAATTTACAAACTATATTACCCGTAGTGCAGGAAATTTCTAAAAAAATAGAGGAAATTGTAAAGAATGCAGGAGAATTTGTAGATGGTGTAAAGGTTGGATTGGAAAATTTCTTTGGAGGGTTAGATGATGTCAAGGTAAAAATAGAAGATTTAATATCTCCTATTATGAATGGAGATGTATCTAAGTTTGATTTATTTCAAAATAAATTTGATGGATTATTGACAGGTATTCTAACCATTGCTAGTATAGTAACTGGACTATATGCAAGTGGTGGTGGTGTGGCATTCCCAAGTGGTGCTACAAACGTAGGTGGTGCTAGTGGTAGGAAAGCAGCGTTTGAGAGAGTAAAGCGACTAAGAAAAGCACAACTGTTAGCAAGACAACAAGCTGCAGTATCACAGGCAGCACGGCAGGCAGGTCTTCAACGACTTTCAGAAGCAGTGGCAGCTGTAGGTGACGAAGCACCTAGAAAAAGGATTGTTAAACCAAGAGTGGCAGCAATAGCTGGGGATATTCCATTGTCGCCAGGAGCAGGCATAGCTTCTGGATCGAAAATAACTCCAGCTAACAAAAAACTATTTCTAAAAAACCTCAGGGCAATGTCTCCTGAACCACCGAGAACTGCTCAATCTATAACCAGAGATGCAATTGAGGAAAGTTTTAGAAGAAAACAACTTGAGAAAGCTTTAAAAGACAAAGCATTTAGACAAAGGTTTGGTATGAACGTTGGAACATTAGCAGATGATGCAATGTTAGATCAAGTCATAGGTGATTTTTTAACAGACCCTGATAAACCAAAACCAATCACTCCACTTGATAAATTGTTTAGAAAACCCACTGAAAGTGCAGCACTGAGAACAAGATTTAGTAAGGTATTAAAAAATGCAAGAGGTTTCATTACTCCAACTAACTTGACAAAATTTGCAAAATTTGGTAGAGATGTAGGTATTGGAGTACTAATAGATTTTACTGCTAGTTGGTTACTTGATAGGGGACTAGAAGCCATGGGACTTGATGAAAAGTCTCAACTTGATAAAAGAGTCGCTAGATTTGTTACTCTTCCTAAAGATGAACAAAGAAATATTATTGAACGATACAATAATGAGTTAGAAAAAGAATTAAACTTCCAAAAAAGTTTCTTTGGAAAGACACAAAAAATTATAGCGTTAGGTGATATGACAATAAACGAAAGAAAAATTAAATTTTTGGCAGGTTTCTTAACTGCAATATCAGTTTCAGGTGCGACTGGAATTTATGATCTTGTCAGTGCTGGACCTCTACCAGATTATCTTGGGGGTGACGTTGATGTAACATTACCATCAACTGCTGCTAAACCAGTTACTGGAAAAATATCTCTACCAACAGGAGGTATACCAGCTCTTCCACCAACAGGCACTGGATCTCGATCAATGGCAGCCGCTCAACAGTATGGTGCTGGCAGAGATGATAATAGGGATGGAATAGTAGATAGAAGACATGCTGGACAAGATTTTGATATCACTGGAAATGAAAAATTCTATTCCAGAATCGGTGGTGTAGTGATATACGCTGGTAACGCTGGTGGCGCTGGTGGATACGGCACAGGATATGGCAATGTAGTTGATATCTACAATAAAGAACTTGATGTTACTGAAAGAATTGCGGAAGCAAAAACAATTTTACCTGGGGTTGTAGTAGGAGCTAGAATAAAACCGGGACAAGCAGTCGTTCAAGGTGAAGATTTAACTCCAAGTGGAAGCATCCGAACAGGTGTTGTTCATTATGAAATAAGAAAAGGAAGAGCAGGAAGTTCTGGATCATTTGCTGGTACTCTTAACCCACTTAAGTTCTTAGAACAATTGATGAACAACTCTCAACTTCAGTCGTCAGTGAGGAACTCTCCTTCTTCCCTAATTAGTAGTGCAGGATTAGATCAATCTACTACATATTCTAGTAGTGGTCTCGCTGTAAGACGAGAAGTAAATAATATATTGATTCCAATACGTAGTACCTAACATGCTGGGTAATAAACCTTTAAAACACAAAAAATTAGAAGTTATTTCTAATGAAACTTCTAAAGCAGTGTCTTTAGAGGCAGGAGTTCCTGTTTTAGAATATCGTGAGAGTGTGTTAAGTCCTTTTATTACGATTGATTTGAGCATCATTGACACTGGAACAGCAAGTCCAGCCAATGATGGATCAAGGGGTACTATAGGTATATTAGAGTCTATAAAACTTCAGTCTGATGAGAAGTTTAAATTAATATTGGAAGATCAATTTAAAAATAGAATTGATTTGTCAAAGGATACTGATTTAAAAATTGGTAAAACAACTTATGCCCAAACAAGTAATAGACAGTCAACCGTAGCGATAAGAGTTGTCTCAAAAGAAGCATATGACAACCTTCTTATTGAGAATAGAATGACAGATTCTTATCTTGGAAAGGGTGATACTATTGTTAGAAAAGCTTTAGATAATTTGAAAACAGAAAAAGATTTCTTTGCAGACACAACTTTAAATGAAATTCAATTCAACGGTAAGAATAGATATCCATTTGAGATATGTTTGAATGTTCAAAAGGTTTCAGTGCCTGAAGGAATAGACAGTGCTGGATT